GTTAAACGAAATGCTGCGGCAGAAGATTCCGCCCGCAGAACTGGCGCGGCGGATTGGAACGACTCGGCAGGAGGTTAACCGGCTCACAGACATCCGGCACACGAGCAAAATCGACCGAATCGACGTGGCGTTACAGGCGCTGGGAAAAAACCTCGTTCTCGAAGCGGACTGAAAGGACCATGGGAGACTTGACACGGTTTCAGAGGAGCGTATCCTCCACTTGTTCTGCAAACGAAGCAGCATTACTCAGGAAAGGAATAACGATGACCGATACGACGCCATCCGCGCTCAAATGGGTTCGCATCACCAATGAGAATCTACCTAAAGCGGGCGATGAACTGCTCAAGATGAGAAAGTCAGATTGGACGGTATACGATCTTGCACGAGCAGCCGGAAATTTTGATTCTCCAGATGAGGACGAGCGCTATGTGGAATATTTCCGACCACTCAATCCTCCTGAACGAGAAATTTGAAGCCTTAAAAGAGTGAAGTTGCGGCAATCCCCAAGGGGCGGAGAAATCCGCCCCTTTTCCGTCTCTGAAAATAAATTCCCATCCCCACTTGCTCGCCACGCCCAAAGGTGTACTCTTGACTTTCCAGTCGGGGAGCAGTGAAGGCCCCACGGGGAAGGAATTAAGGAATGACCCTCCAGGAAGCAAAGAAGATGGTTGAGGACGCCGGATTTAGGATCGGCGGCGGTTGTTACGAAGATGAGAACTTTATCCGGGCATATTCCTCCCAGGTGATTCCCGGAACATACGGATACCCCCGGTATGTTGTGGAGTTCTTCAAGCCCCTAGCCATCCTGACGGTCACGGGTCCAAGTGCGGTTCGTCAATAATTTCAATTTTTATACTTGCGCGGTACGCCGGGAGGTGTACTCTTAACTTTCGCAGGGGGAACGGACCCAAGCCGAGGGGAGGCGGAAACCTCCCAGGAACAATCCCACAGTGGGCATAGCGCCACGGTCGGAGGAAAGGCAAGATCATGCAGCTTTATCAGGCATCCCACCAATGGGCCACTCGGCCAGACGATCAAAAATTCCACACAATTGAGGACGCTCTAAAGACCTCTCGCGAGTATGCGGAGTCTGCGGTAGAGCGGGCGGACATCAACCCTGCGGCCCTGCGCTGCGAGGCTGAGGGCAAGGACGTGGTTCTGCTTCATAAGGGCGGAATCCCCGCCAAGCTCACCCACTGGGCGTTCGGTCAACTGGCGGGTGTGGCGGCGGCTCCTGCGGGTTATCTGCGCCGGTTGCCTCCCACACTGGCGTCTCAGAACCTCAATTACGGATTGGCGGAGCGGTTCGGTAACACGGCGAATCCCAAGGTCTCTGACGCCTCCATGAACCTCCTGCTCCATTCCAACGGTTCGCTCGTTGCGCGGGCCATCACGTCAGAGCGGTACTCGCGAATCTGGAATTACGAACTGCTCGAAAAGATGCGCGACCTGCATACCTACGGGTGGGAGAACCCCGTTCCTTTTGAGTTCGTCAACGGCACACAGCGTTCCGGCGAAAAGCCCGCGCCGACGATCTATGTCAGCGACCACGATATGTTCGTTTTCCAAGTGAACAACCAGAACCGCATCGCGGAACCCGGCAACCCGTCCGGACTCGGGCGCGGTTTCTTTGTTGAGAACTCCGAAGTTGGGGCGGCGCGGTTTCGGTTGACCACGTTCCTTTATCGGTATATCTGCGGCAATCACATGGTCTGGGGTGCGGAGAATGTCAACGAGATTGCGGTCCGGCATGTCGGGAGCGCTCACGACAGGATGCTTTATCAGTTGGACCGTCTGGCGGTCGAACTGAAGGCGTACGAGAACAGCAGCGCGTCGATGGACGAAGCCCGCGTCAAGGCGGCGCGTAGTTTCCAGATCAAAGCGGCGGATAAGGATGCTTTGCTCGACAAGATTTTCTCCATGCTCAAGGGTCAAGTGACCCGGACAACCCTCCAAAAGAGCTACGACTTGGCAACGGAACACGAGCTCACGGATGGAGACCCCTACAGCGCGTGGGGATTTGCTCAAGGGATGACGCGCTTTTCGCAGACGATTCCGTACACGGATGAGCGGGTCAAGGTTGACCGTGCAGCGGGTCGCGTTCTCGCAATGGCGTTCTAGTCACCCAACAAGCCCAGGGGTGGCCTACGGTCACCCCCAACCCCAGGAAATCAACTCCAAGGAGAGTGAGAGAGATGGCAGCAGCGGAAGTGGTAGTCATGGAAGCGACGGAAGCGGTAGCGGAAGAAACAGCCACATTGGCCCCGGCCCCGGTAGAAGTCCCGGCCTCTCAGCCAACCAAGCAAGTGTCCCGGTTGCGCGACCTCCGGTTAAGCGCCCGTGACCAGTTCATGCTGGACCCCAAGATTATCGTGGTGGAAGATGGTCACAATCCCCGCGATTACAACATCCCTGAGAATCGCGCCCACCTTGACGATCTCAAGGCCAGCATCCGGGAGAACGGTACCATCAGCCCTCTGTGGGTTCGGTATGATGCGGAGCGCAAAGCGGCCGTATTGGTAGACGGCGAGTGCCGCCTCCGGGCAAACCTCGAACTCATCTCGGAGGGATTGGAGATTGAGGCGGTTCCCTGCATCCAGGTTCCAGGCGGTAACGAGCCTGACCGGCTGCTCCTCGCCGTTGTGGCGAATCAGAACAAGCCCCTGTCCGAGTTGGAACTTGGCGGAGCGTTTCAAAAGCTGACGAACTTCGGATGGACGCCGGAGAAGATCGCAAAGAAGTCCGGCAAGAGCGTCGCGTTCATCAACCGATCGATGGAACTGGCGGACGCGCCCCAGGCGGTTCAGGAGATGGTCAAGCAACAGGAGGTCACTCCGACGCTGGCAATCTCTGAAGTCCGCAAGAATGGGGCGGCAGCGGTTGGCATCCTCCGGGACAAAGCGTCGGCGGCAAAGGCGAAGGGACAGAAGACGGCGAAGAGAGAGCGCGTCACGGCACCCCCGGTCATCAACCTTGTCCCAATGATTCGCAAGCTTCTCAAGACGGTTACAAAAGATGAGCTCGAAAATGCCGAGTTTGAGTGGGTTGATGTGAAGCGGGATGTACTTCTGGCGATTGCGAAACAGATCAACTTCTAATCCAGGCGGGGCGGTGAAAGCCGCCCTGTTCCGCGTGGGAGCAGCAAATGGAATTGCAAGTCATGGTTCGGTATCAAGGCGTGTGGATGTCCATACGTCTGCCTGAGTCGGATTTGATAGACCGGGTTCGTTGGGGACTCTGGAGTTCCACGCAAGGCGAACGCTACACAGACGGTTTTCCTAGTTACGAAAGCATGGTTGAAATGAACGGGATTGCTCACGAGAGGAGTTTGGTTTGCGATGGAACGCGAGACGGTTATTGACAAGTTGCAGAAGCTGATAGCGCACGAGCGCAGTGCACGGACAGTCGGCAATATCGCTGAGGCGGAGGCATTCGCGGCGAAGATTCAACAGTTGCTCACTACCCACAAACTGGAGATGAGCGAGATTGAAATCCAGGAGCGGGAAGAGTCCGAACCCGTAGGAGAAGCGAGGGCCTCGCCAGTCGAGGCGGGATGGAGAAGAACGGGTTACCGGGTCGAATGGCAAACGAGTCTTGCCAGCGATATTGCGAAGGCTAACGGATGCCAACTCCTCGTCCTTCCTGGCTGCAATATCGTGTTCTTTGTTGGGCGCGATTCGGATCGTGATACGGCGAAGACGATGTTTCTCTACATGCTGGAAATGGCCCGCAACTTGGCGGAGATTGAGGCTGTTCGGTGCATTGAAATCGAGCGGTGCAAGTGCTACGAGAGATGGGGCCTTCAGGAATGGCGCAACATGATGGGAACGTGGATGAAGCAGTTCCGAGAATCGTTCGCCATCGGCTTCGCCGGAGCGGTGGGGCGGCGTATCTATCTCCAGTATCAAGAGATGGTCCAGGCGGAGCGCCAGCGTCACGGGGAACAGTCTACGGGCCTTGTCCTCATCAATCGCGACGCCCTGGCGGTTCAGGATTACCTCTCCATCGCACTCCGTGACAACAAGCCATGGACGGAAAAGCAAAAGAAGAACAGGCGAAACGGCGTGGACCATGTCAACGTTGACGCGTACATGCGCGGCAAACGTGCGGGCGGTCAAGTGGCGTTGACCTCGAATCGTCTCTCCGGGCAACGAGACGCGCTGTGACTCTAATCGAAGCCTACATCTCCGGAGTCATGATCGGGCGTTGTGATGAGCGATGCTACGACGCCCAGGACGACAAGTGCCATTGCATCTGCGGCGGCGCGAACCACGGCGTAGGCATCGAGCGGGCAATCCAGAATACGAGAGCGCGGGCGGATGAGTGGAAACAGGCTGAGCGGAGTCGCAGAAAGAAGCGGGTCCGCTTTGTCGTACCTCCGGTTGACCAGCCGAGTCTTTGGAGTTGAGGGAGTCAAAATGCGTTATCAGCGGCGATTGCCGATGCTTTGGATAGACCTTCCGAGCGGTTCCATTCGGATTTATGACGGATCATCGCGAGTCAGTTTGAAGATTCTGGCCGCATCGGCGATAATGGCTGCGATCATTTGTTGCCTCATCCGGTGAGGCGGAAAGTTTGGTAAGTAATGTCAGGAAATGACGTGTTTTCGTTCCATGCTTTCATTGTTACCGTGATTACAATAGCGGTTTACTTCCTGCCCGCATTTCTCGGGAGGAATAAGAAGAACTTTCTTGGAATATCATGCATCAACCTTTTTCTTGGGTGGACAATTGTAGGATGGGTTCTTGCGTTAGTCTGGGCTCTCAAGAGCAGCGCCGCCCCAGTGAAGGAACCAACCCACGTCTGCCTTAGTTGCGGGTCGCAAGTCGATCCAAAGAGCATTACACCGGGAACGATAGGAATGGAGGTCGTTCTATGGCTCTGTTTCTTCATTCCTGGCCTAGTCTATTCGATTTGGCGCGTTACGAATCGCTACAAGGGATGCCCGGTGTGCGGGACAAAAAACATCATCCCCATAAACACACCTGCGGCGCAAGGGATTCTCGCTGGACAATTGACAGGTACCACGATTACAAAGACAGCCTTCTTTCTCGCGGTTTGCATCGGCGGGGCAACCCTAAATGCGCAGCCTCCATGCCCTGCCGTTAAAGGCATGTATGTCCTGAATGGTGAGCAGTGGCAAAAGTTGGAATCGGTTCATCCTCAAGACTTACGGATTGATGCTATTTCTTATGGACACGGCGGAGTTATCGCGACATTTAGCAATGCAGAATCCCCGTTTCGCGTTAATACGAGCGCCCCTATGTTTTGCGATGTCAGTATTGAGGGTGGACCTGAGTCGTTTACGATGTTGAGATTCAAAGATACGGGGAATGCGCGTCGGGTGATGGTTGCGCACATGAACGCATGGTACGGGTATGCCGAGCATAGGAAAGAGTTTCAAAAGAAGGCGGTAATACATGTTTCGATCACAGCACAAGAGAACGGGACGTTCCTGATTTCTCCCGAAGATAGAATCCAACCCGGTGAGTATATTCTCCTCACGTCTACGCCTGATCTGATCCCAGGAGGATACACTAAATCCTTCGATCCGCATCAGGTTTGCGGGTACGACTTCGGATATTTTTCCCGCTAGACGAATAATTCAGTTTCTCATACAAATGGCCGCCACAAACGCGGCCATTGCGTCGTGTCGCGACTTGGTCATAAGGTTGCGGCATGGCGACGATAGACGGCGGAATATCTTTAGAGACAGCGCAAGAACAATTGACTCTTGCGATTACGGCCCTTGCCGCAGCACGCTCTCAGCAGAGCTTCGCTGTCACGTCTCCAGTTGGCGGGCGTTCTCACGCTCGCCCCCTTCTCCAGTCTCTCCGCGAAGACGTTGTGTTCTGGCGTCAAGAGGTTGCGCGTCTTCAGCGCGGAAGTAGGGGACCGATTATCAGGTTGGGGGTGGCTGAGTGAGCGTGCGCCCCAATTTGATTGACAAAGTGGTCACGATCATTTCGCCCCAGGCGGGATTGGCGCGGGCGGCGGCGCGTGAGCGTCTTGCGCTCTACGGCAGTTATGTTGGGGCGCGTGTAGATCGGCGCGAAACGTCAGGATGGATACCGCGCTCAGGCGATGCGGACGCGGATTCGCTTCTCGACTTGCGCATTCTGCGCGGTCGTAGCCGCGACCTCCTGCGTAACGCTCCTCTGGCATCCGGCGCGGTCGCGACGGTGGTAGAGAACGGAGTTGGAACGGGCCTCACTCTCCAGCCCACGCCCGACCTTCGCGTCCTTGGATGGTCCGACGAACAGGGCGAAGAGTTCATGCACAAGGTTGAGTCTGAGTTCGGCTTGTGGGCATCGTCGAAAGACTGTGACATCACGCGAACTCAGAACTTCTTTGAGATGCAGAGCCTCGCGTTTCGGTCCTCTCTCGAATCCGGCGACTGTCTCACGTTGATGCCCTTCGTAAAGCGGACCATCCCCACAACCCCGTATCAATTGACCCTCCAGTTAATTGAGGCGGATAGACTCGCCAATCCAAAGGGAGTGCTCGACGGAAGCAAACTGGATTCGGGGAACAAGGTCTATGGCGGCGTCGAGGTTGATGAGAACGGCGCTCCGGTCGCTTACAACGTCTTGCGGCGACATCCTGGCGCAATGACCCTTGGTACGGACCCGTGGGCCTTTGACCGTGTTGATGCGTTCGGCGCACAGACCGGGCGGCGCAATGCGATTCACCTTTTCGAGCGCAAGCGGCCCGACCAGAAGCGCGGAATCCCCTATCTCGCCCCGGTAATCGAGCGGTTGAAACAACTCGACAAGTATACCGAGGCGGAGATTCAGGCGGCGGTAATCTCTTCGATGTTTACGGTCTTTGTGAAAACGGAACTCGGGGAAGATGGTCCGGGACTCGTGGATGCGAAGAGCGTCGCAAATGCGGAGAAGAACTACAAGCTCGGGACGGGCGCGGTCGTTGGATTAGCAGAGGGTCAAGACGTAACGTTCGCGGACCCGAAGCGGCCCAACACGGCGTTCGACCCGTTCGTCCTTGCCATGCTCAGGCAAATTGGGGTAGCTCTTGAACTCCCGTTTGAAATCCTCATCAAGCATTTCACGGCGAGTTATAGCGCGGCGCGTGCGGCGATGCTGGAGGCGTGGAAGTTCTATCGAAATAGGCGCGTCTTTGTGGCCTCCAATTGGTGCCAGCTTGTCTTTGAGGCGTGGATGAGTGAGGCGGTGGCTCTTGGGCGCATACAAGCCCCAGGATTCTTCGCCGATCCCATGATGCGCCGTGCCTATCTGTTGTCGGAGTGGGTGGGAGACGCGCCCGGACAGTTGGACCCGGACAAGGAAATCACCGCCGCATTGAAGCGGGTCAACGGTGGAGTATCGAACCTCAAAATCGAGACCATGGAACTTACCGGGCGCATCTGGGAAGACGTGAACAAGCAGCGCGTTCGCGAGCATGAGATTCGCGTCGCGGGTGGCCTTGAGGCGAAGGTTCCCAGTCTTGAACCAATCCAACAGACGACGATACCGACGACAGACGGCGGCGACCAAGAGAAACCGGAGAATCAAGAATGAGTGTGATTGACTTACTTAATTCGCCGTGGGCAATCATGCCCGACAAGCTTCGCGAGATGTGCGCTATCTACGGTGCGCACGTTAACGGAGAGCGCATCGACCTTGAGGCAATCGAAGCCAAGACGGGACGTGCACTGAAAAACCAGCCAACTAGCTACACAGTCACCGACGGCGTGGCTGTACTTCCGGTTGACGGGATTATCAGCAAGCGGGCGAGCCTCTTCATGGACATCTGCGGAGGGACGAGCACTCAACTCTTCCAGCAGGAGTTATCTGCGGCGCTCAGTGACCCCACGGTGAATTCAATCATTCTTGCGGTGGATTCTCCGGGCGGTAGTGTGGACGGCATCCAGGGCGCGGCAGACGCGGTGTATCAGGCCCGCGACCAGAAACCCATCGTCTGCTATGTCGATGGAAATATGTGCAGTGCGGCCTACTGGATAGGTTCCAGCGCGTCGAAAGTTTTCATCGGGTCCGACACGGATTCGGTTGGCTCCATCGGAGTCGTAACGTCGCACGTCGATACGTCCAACGCGGAACATCAGCGCGGGGTCAAGGTCACGGATATAACCGCTGGTAAGTACAAGCGCATTGCCAGTCAGCACGAGCCTCTTACTCAGGAGGGGCGGGCCTCAATCCAGGACGAGTTAGACCAGATTTACGGCGTCTTTGTCGATGCCGTAGCAAGGAACCGTGGAACGGATGCGGACACGGTTGCAACCAGGATGGCGGACGGGCGCGTATTTCGCGGTCAGAAAGCTATCGATGCGGGACTGGCGGACGGAAAGGTAACTCTGCCCCAGTTGATTCAACAAATGAAGTCTCAGAAAGGCGGCGGCTCAACGGCTCCCGTCTCTCGGAATAACCCGAAGAAAGGACAACAAGGAATGGACGCGACCGGTGAGGTTGTAACTTTCACAAGCGCCCAGGTTGAAGCCGCAAAGCAGGAGGGTTTCAAGGCTGGACTTACACAGGGACGAACGGAGGGCGCAACGGGCGAACGTGAGCGCATCAAGGCGGTCGAGACGGCCACCCTTGCGGGTCACGAGGCTCTGATTGCCGCGCTCAAGTTCGACGGCAAGACGACCGGGCCGGAGGCTGCTGCCCAGGTGGTAGCGGCGGAGAACGTTCTGCGGGCGGGCAAGTTGACGGCCCTACGCGCCGAAGCTCCCGCGCCGGTTCCCGAGTCCACAGCCGATGCCAAGGCGGAGCAGGAGCGGGCAGAGGCAAAGGCGAAGGCCAAGCCCGACGATCCGAAGGCGGTAGCAACTAAGGCCCGTGTGATCGTGGCCGAGGAGCAAAAGGCGGGGCGCAAGATCACCTACGCCGAGGCAGTCAAGCGCGTCACCGAAGCGAAGTAGGGAAACCTTCATCGCGGCGGAAAGGGAGTAGCCACCGCGAGGCAAGGCGACTTGCCTCACGGGGAATTCAACGAGAGGGAGAAAAAACAAGTGGCAAATCCAGGCTTTCAAAAAAACTACAACGCGGTGGCTGCTATCTCTGCATACCACATCGTCAAGCCTTCCGGCGTGAATGATGGAGAGGTCGTACCCGCTGCCGCATCCACTGATCCAATCATCGGAGTTTCGCAGAACATCGACGTGGCTTCCGGTCAGTTCGTTGACGTGATCCATTCGGATTCTGCAAATGTTGTTTCGGGCGGCGTGATTGCGTTCGGTGATCCGTTAACGTCCGACGCCAACGGGTGTGCAATCAAGGCGGTTCCGGCTGCGGGCGCAAACATGCGGTTAATAGGTCAGGCGCTTTCGTCTGGCGTAGCGGGTGACATTATCCCGGTGCTCGTCAATCCAGGGTCCATGCAGGGCTAATCAGTAGTCGTTTCTGACTACCTCAAGAATCCAGGTTCCGCGATTGCGGAGAAAGGTTAAAACGAAATGGCTACTGAAACAATCGTCACAACTGCGGCCCCTTTTGTAGTACAGCCGCAGCTTACCGCTATCGCAATCGCGTACCAGAATGCGCGGATGATTGCGGATAGCGTTCTGCCCCGAGTTCCGGTGAATCGCGCCGATTTCAAATACACGGTCTATGACAAGCGCGATACCTTCACGATTCCTGATACCAAGGTTGGCCGTACGTCCCGGCCCAACGAAGTTGACTGGCACGCAACGGAAGCGGTTGCCAGTGTCCGCCCGTGGGGACTTGAAGAGCCCATCCCGCAGGAGGATTTTGACAACGCGGCGGGCACGCCGATTGACCCCGAAGCCCAGGCGACGGAACAACTCACTGACCTGATTTTGTTGGACCGTGAACAGCGGGCGGCGAATCTTGTCTTCAATGCCGCGAGCTACGCGGCAAATAACAAAACCACATTGACAGCCGCTCCCGGCTCTCAGTGGTCCGACCCTACCAGCGAACCCGCGACGGTCATCACCGACGCCATGGATTCGATGATCGTGCGGCCCAACACGATGGTTCTCGGACGGCGCACGGCCACATGGTTGCGCCGCAATCCGAACATCATCAAGGCGTACAACCAGACCCTTGGCGACCAGGGTAAGGTTCCGTTGGCCTTCCTCCAGGACCTCTTTGAGGTTGACAACATCCTTGTGGGTGAGGCATGGGCCAACACGGCCAAGAAAGGCCAAGTGGGTAGCTTCGCCCGCGTCTGGGGCGACCATGCGGCCCTGCTCTATATCAACCCGGTATCGCAGAACGTCAAGTCTATGACGTTCGGCGTCACGGCGCAGTGGGGAGAGCGTATCGCGGGAACGCGGCCCGATCCTGATTGCGGCTTGAAGGGCGGAGTTCGGGTTCGTGTGGGTGAAGAGGTCAAGGAGTTGGTTCTCGCCAACGATCTGGGCTACTTCTTTCAGAACGCGGTTGCCAACTAACGAGTAACGGGATGGGGCGGCAGAGGTCGCCCCGTTACCTCAACCAAGAAACGAGCAAGCGGCGATGGCGAAGCACAAAGTGAATTGGCACCTCAAAGGAAAAAGGGATTACCGGGCGGGCGACGTGATCGACCTCAAGGCGGAGGACGCGGCTCCTCTTGTGGCCCTTGGCGTTATCACTCCGATAGATGAAGCGGCGGTAGATACCGAGGTTGAAACCCTCACGCCATCGGCCTTGAAGAAACTTTCAAGGGAACAACTGGCGGCGTATGCGAAGCATCGTTACTCGCTCAATCTCAACATCATGGAAGCGACCAAGGATTCGATGCTGGCGGCGGTCGCCGTTTGCGCGGCGGAAGAGGACGCGGAAACTGAGTAATGGCGGAAGACGATGACATTCTCGCGATGCTCTCGACCAGCGATGACACGTTCAGCGATGGTTCGACGCCCTCTCCATGCTTTCTTTCCTCTTTCGACGATCTGGTTTCAACGGATAGTTCGGGCGGGTCTCAGCAGACGGTGAGGCGCACAACGGCGATTGTGCGGGCGAGTGATTACCCGAACCTCACGGAAGACAGCGAGGTAACGGTCAACGACACGGCGTACGTGGTCCTCAATGCGCGGCTCATCCAAGATGGCCGCATGTTGTCGGTAGACCTTCAGATTGACAAGGGGCAATGATGGCGCAGTCTATTACGCAACGGATCATCCAGGCGGTGGTAGATGTGTTGACCAACGCCGCCCCTCAAGGGACGAACGTCAAGAAAGGCCGCAAGACGCCGGTCAACGAATCCGCGCTGCCGTTGGTTCAGGTCTACTGGCACATCGAGAACACGCATGGGGTGGGGAATCCGCGACGCCCCATGCTGATGACTCGCAACTTGGTACTGGAAATCAAGTTCTCGGTTGCGGGTGATGACGAGGAATTCGACGCGGGGCGGCAATGGATCGTTGCGGCCCTGTGGAATGCGGACACGCTGGGAGGTCTCATCAAGAATATTACGGAAGCGGAGACAGTTCCGTGCCTTGAGGATTCGAGCGTCAACCAAACGATAACTGCGGGCGCGATTCGTTACGCGGTCGAGTACACAACCCTCCCTGGCGACATCACGTCGGGGAACTAACAAGGAAAGGTGGGAGCAATGCCTACAGCAGCGGACCCAACCCAATTACTACTTGGGCGCGGAAAGATGTATTTCGACCGTTTCGATTCTTTGGGCAACCCTCAGGGTCTGCGGTTCGTGGGTGAAGCCGACAAGCTGGAAATCACCCCCAGCGCAACGACGAAGGACTATTTCTCGATGACCAAGGCGGCGTCAACGAAGATGGCCCAGAACATAACGCAGCAGACGCATGAGATCGCTATCCAGATGCGCGAGTTCAGCGCGGCCAATCTGGCTATCGCGCTCTTGGGTGACTCGGTTGTTCTGGTCCAGACTCAGCAGACGATTGCGGCGGAGCAACTGACGGCGAAAGCGATTCCGGGATACGTCTACCAGACGGCATTTCGGAATATCTCTGCGGTTACGGCCAAGTCCGGATCAACCGCATTGGTTGCGGGAACCGATTACGAGATTGAGGATGCAACGTTGGGCCTCATCCACGTTCTACCGGGCTCCACGATTCTGACCGGAACACAGCCTCTATCCCTCGCATACACGGCGGCGGCGATTACGGCCGGAACGCAGGTCCAGGCCGGTACAGAGAGCATGATTCAAGGCAAGCTGGTGTATGTGTCTACGCCCGCCAATGGACCGGCCTACGATGCGGAAGTGTGGAACGTGCGCTTCCAGCCAAGCGGCGCTCTAGCGCTCATCACCGATGACTATGGCACGATCCCTCTGAAGGGTGAAGCGATGGACTCTTCGGCGACCCACCCAACTCAGCCTCTCTATCGGCTCACTCTCCGCCAGTAGGCGCACAACGGTAAAACGAGATGGGCCGGACTACGTGTCTGGCCCATCGTTCAAAGGGACAAAATGGAACAACTGAAGATTGGCGGTCGCACGTTTCAGGTTACGGGCGAAAGCACGGCGCGGCATGATATGTGGACGATGCGGCAGATCGCCGCGTGTGGACTGAATGTGGTCAATCAGGCGGAGGGTGAGACGGAAGAGGCGTTCATCTATCGCCTGTACATGACGGCCTTACAGACAGGAGACGTATTCCTGCTCTTGGGAGGTCTTTTGATTCCGGAAGGTATGGACCCGTTGAAGTGGACGCCCGAGACGGCGGCGGCGACGGCAAACTTTCTCGCAAGCCTAACGGCGTCGGAGGATAAGGGCAAGTTGCGGATTCTTCTAGCGTCCGCATTGATGCCTTTTTTTATGGGCGGGCACAGATCATCAATGACTTCCCGGAACTCTTCGACTCCGCGTACGCCGGGAAGCGGTCAGCCCCCTATCGAGAGCGCGGATGGACACAGTACGGGGACTGGGGACTGATAGTCCGAGAGGTTGCGGGATGGAACCATGACGCGGCCCAGGCGGTTCTGGAGTGGCCTCTACGTGAGGTTCTGTTGTCCTATAGCGCCAAGCTCAAAGAGGACGCGCTAAGGGCGTACCAGACGGCGTTAATCGTATGGGCGTCTCGAACTGCGATGGGTGGAAAACAGAAGCCGCCCGATTTGCCAATGATCTTGAGGGATAGATAATGCCAGCCCCGGAAATCAATGTACGGCTCACTGCGGACGGTGTGCAGGACGTAGTGAATGCGTTCAAGCGTGTCCAGCAGGAGTCCAGAACCACAAAGACGGAAGTGAACCTGCTTGGCGAAGCAATGGGTCAACTAGGCGA